GTACGCACGCAGCATTTCAGAAAAAAGTAACAAGCAGTAGCCATGAAAGTGTCATGCCTACTCCAGTAATTGATAATAATTCACAGAAAAATGAAGTTAGCTGCATAGATACCGTCAGCAAAGAGGTTCTATTAGCTTGCATCACTGGAATTGCAAACAGAACCACTAATAAAATTAAAGCGAGGTTGAGCTAATGGATAAAATAATGGAAGCATTAAGTAAACTTTTACCTGAAGACCAAGTAAAAGATGTAGCCACGGCAGTTGAGGAAGTTCTTAATGACTCAAAAGCTGATTTGGAAAAAGAATACAACGAGCAACTAGAAAAGGCTTATGAAGGTCTTACTAGTGAGCTTAAAACCGCTGAAGAAACTGGAGAGCAAGGCTATCACGAAGCTTTCGGCGTTATCCAAGACCTTCGCAATCGTCTAGAAACTCAGAGAGCCGAATTCGAGACCGCACTCGAAGAAGGATACGAAGAGGCTTATCAAATGTTAATTACCGAACGTGGTAAAAACGAAAACATTTCCTCTGACCTCTATGAAGAGTATGACAAGAAACTCGGCGAGATGAAAGAATTCTTGGTTGACAAGATTGATGAATTCCTTCAACAGAAGGGTTCAGAACTTTATGAGCAGGCAAGACGTGATGTTCTTAACGACCCACGCTTAGTCGAGCACAAAGTAACACTTCAGAAAATTATTGAAGAAGTTTCTGATTATATCACTGATGAAGACTATGCTTTGGCAACAAATGCAAAGTTGGAAGCATCTGATAAGAAAATTGATGAGCTTAAAGGCCAGTACAGATTGCTTGAAGCTCGTAATATCAGAATGTCTACCGAAAATACGAAACTTAATGAACAAGTTCGTAAAGATAGAGAACTGATTCAAGAACATACAAGTAATGACGAAGGCGCACAAAAGAAAGAAAGAGCAAGAAAGGCAAAGAAAGTTGAGGGGCGAGGAAAGCAGGTAACTGAAAATACTGAAGTTATTGGAGAACATCAGGAAAATACAGTTACAAACGAAGATGGTGATAACACCATTTCCGAAAGTATGACTCCAGAAGCAATTCATAAAATGAAAGTATTATCTGGACTCATCAGAGACGATGATTAAACAAACCAAATTTAGAGAGGATTTAATATGAATGCTAACGCAAGATTTCTCAACGAAGCCCGTGAATTAGAGGGACGTTGGGGACAAACTGGTTTGCTAGATGGCATCGAAGACCGCTTTGTACGTTCTACAACTGCCGTACTTCTAGAAAACCAGAGACTAATGAATGAAGTTTCTACTGACACGAGCGACATCGCTCAGTTCAAGAGAATTTCCATTCCGCTGGTCAGACGTATTTACCCCCAGTTGATTGCCAATAAAGTTGTATCCGTACAGCCGCTTCTTGGCCCTACTGGATTAGTTTACTACCTGAGATTCCGCTACAGCAGCAACAAGGGTGCTATTCAGGGCGCAACCAATAACACTGGTTTCCCGACTGATGACGCAAACTCCTTGCAGCAACTCGCTGATGGTACTGCGAATCTTAACATTTTCTATAGCAGTCAGTTTATAGAGAATGAGACAAGCAGCACCGACGCAGGTGCAGATGTAACTTCAGTATTCACTCCGTTGCAGCATACGCCTATTCTTGCTGGTACGATGACTGGTACTGTTTTTGATGGTGCAACAGCCGTTGCTACCTACACAGTCGGCGAAGATGGCACTTTTGTGTTTACCGCAATTGGTGCTGGTGGCGTAGCAACTCCGCAAGCACTTGGTTCAAGTCTTGATGTTACGACTGGCGAACTTATCATTGCTTGGGATGTCGCTCCGGGTGCAAACAATGTTATTACTAGTTATGAGTATAACATGGAATGCAACCAAGACCTTCCAGAAATCAACTTGGTCATCGAGTCGGAAGAAATCGTTGCCAAAACGAGAAAACTGAAAGCAGTCTGGAGTTACGAGGCACAGCAAGACTTGCGTTCGCAACACAACCTCGACGCAGAGGCAGAGTTGACCGCAGTTCTGGCACAGGAAATTAACTTGGAAATCGACCGAGAGGTACTGACTGACCTTCGTAATAACGCTGGTACAGTTTCCTCATGGGACTTCAACACCGCACTTGGCGATACGATTAAAGAGAAGTACGAATCTCTCTACGTCAAGGTCGTAGAAGTTTCGAACGTCGTTCACCGTAAGACCCTGAGAGGCGGGGCAAACTGGATTGTGACTTCACCTGAAGTAGCTTCCATCTTTGAAACTGCCACCGCTGGTTTCGCACCAGCTTCCTCAGAGACCTTCACCAGCAGCCTTGGCATCCAGTATGTCGGCACGGTTAATAACCGCTGGAGAATGTACAAAGACCCACTGTTCCCAACTGGTCAGATTTTGATGGGCTATAAGGGTGACAGCTACATGGACAGCGGATATTTCTACTGCCCATACGTACCACTGACGCAGACCCCAGTTGTTCTTGACCCAGAGAGCTTCTGCCCACGTAAGGGTATCCTGACACGTTATGGCAAGAAATTGCTGCGTGAAGGTGCAAAATTTTATGCAAGACTTTCTATTGCGAATTTCGTTATCTAAAGTTACACATAGAACTAAAAATAAAAAATCTACTAGAAATAGTAGATTTTTTATTTGCTTTAACAAAATTAACCATATATAATATAGCATATGAGTAGAAAATTAACTAGAGAATACGTATCTAATAAATTCCAACAAAAGGGGTGGGAATTATTAGGTGATTATATTAACAATTTTACACCATTAAAATGTGTTTGCAAAAATGGACATGAAACATCTATTACATGGATTAATTTTAAAAAAGGACAAGGATGTGGTATATGTTCAAACAATCAAAAATATGATTATGAATATGTGAAAAATTATTTCGAATCCCAAAAGTGCAGTTTGATTTCTGACACTTATAAAAATAGCCAACAGAACTTAGAATATATATGTAAATGTGGAGAACATTCGAGTATAAGATTTGCCCATTTTAAACAGGGTGTAAAGTGCCAAAAATGTCGTGCTAAATCTAACTCAGAAAGAATTAGACATAAAGAAGTTGAAATTAAAATATTTTGCGAACAACATGGATGCAATCTTTTATCATTTGAAATCCACAATCACAAAACAAGAATTAAATATCGTTGTAAATGTGGTAATATTTCTGAAGCATACTTTTGTAATTTCAAACGATATCCTAATTGCAAAAAATGTGGCTCACAAAAAATAGCTGGTGATAAATGCCATAGGTGGAACCCCGATAGAGAAGCAGTTACTACAGCTAAAAAATATAGGAAAATATGTGGCAGGATTTTACGCAGGGCATTAGAAGCAACGGGACAGAAGAAAACAGACCATACTTATACTCTTTTAGGATACACATCTAAAGATTTACAAGAGCATATAAAAAATCATTCTAATTATAAAGATAATGATGATATGCATATTGACCATATTTTCCCTATTAAAGCATTTTTAGACCACGGGATAAAAGATTTAAAGATAATTAATGCCTTGGATAATTTGCAGCCTTTGCCAAGTGATAAGAACCTTGCAAAATCAGATAATTATAATGAAACTAAATTTTTAGAGTGGATTTTAAACAAAACTAATGCCTAAACACACAACAAAAAGTTTTATAGAAAAAGCCCAAGATATTCACAAAGAAGTGTATGATTATTCTCAAGTAGAATATAAAAAGGCCCATACAAATGTAACAATAATTTGTAAAAAACATGGGCCTTTTCAGCAACGTCCCGATGCTCATATACACCAAAAACAAGGATGTCCTATTTGTGGGTTAGCTAATAGACGCACCCCTAACAAAAAGACTACAGAACAATTTATTTTAGAGGCTAAGAATAAATGGGGCGATAAATATGATTACACAAACACAGTATATGTAAATAAACAAACTAAACTTAAATATGTTTGCTCTAAACATGGCGAAATTGAACAAAAACCTTTTTTACATATAAAGTCTGGATGTCAGTTTTGTAATGGTAAAGGAATAAGCCGACATTCTAAAACATCATTTGTGAATATAGCAAATGAAATTCATAAAAACAGGTACGATTATTCTAAAACAAAATTTCTTCGTATGACAGATGATATAAATATTACTTGTCATAAACATGGAGAATTTATACAACGTGCGGGAAATCACATCCATTTAAAAAATGGATGTCCACATTGTGCTCGACTTCTTACAACATCTAAAGCCGAAAAAGAAATAGCAGCATTTGTTAAAGAAAACTATTCTGGAACAGTACTTGAGAATGACAGAGACGCCTTAGATGGAAAAGAAATAGATGTTTATATTCCTGATTTAAAATTAGGAATAGAATATCATGGTATTTACTGGCATTTAGAAACAGTAGTCGGTAGAAAATATCATTATAACAAATGGAAAAGAGCAAATGACAGAGGAATAAGGCTCATTCAAATATACAGTAATGAATGGGCGGATAAACGTGTTATTTGGGAATCTAAGATTCTTAATTTCTTAGGTTATTCCACAAAAATAGGTGCTAGAAAAACAATAGTATGCAAATTAGACCGACATGATAAAGAAGAATTTTTAACAAAGAATCATCTTCAAGGTTCTGATAGTTCTAAAATTGCACTTGGATTACGATATAAGGATGAACTTGTATCATGCATGACTTTTGGGCCTTCTCGCTTCAATAAAAAATATGATTGGGAATTATTGAGATTTTGTAATAAACGAGGCATATCT